AAAAAAATGAACGTGACGATCACCGCAGAATTATTTGTTGAGATCTATAATTATTTTGAAGACAAAGAGGGGATTGATAAAACTGCAATTGAGCAGGCGATTTACTGGTATTTCCATGATTACAGTGAAATCTTTATCGGAGATTCTGTGCGTGAACTTGTGGATTCCGAAGAAGATTTCTTATATCAGATCGTGATGAACTCAGATTTGAACGACTTGCGTTATCTCTACCAGTATGGTCAGCACATCGGAAAAAATGAGACCGGAATCGCAGCATTTTTAAATGGCATGTCTGACGAAGAGATTCAGGCAATGGCAGATACTTACACAGAAGGATACCGCATTGGTTTTGCGGCAACTGGAAAAGATTTGTCAAAGAAAACAACGGCACAGGTGCGTTACCCGATCGGTTTTGAGCGCATGGTGCGTGCCGCAGTAAAAAATCTGGAAAAATTAAATTTAAAAGTAACAATGCGGGCATGTTCCTCCGCAGCAAATAAACAGTATGATTATGACCACAAAGAGGACAAAGCATTATATTATGATAAGGCATATGTGGAGAGACGCTTGGAAGTAATGAAAACTTCTTTTGAAGAGATGAAAAAACTTGCAAACGGTCAGGCTGGTCCTGCTGTTATCGAAGTGTTTGGCGAGATTCCATTTTCTCCGGAGACCAAAAAAGAGGTATTAAAGCTGGATGAAAAACAGCAGCAGTTAAGTGTTTACGATATGAGCATGTCGGGACAGATCACAAATCAGTATATTATCGGTGAGGAGCGCAGCTTTACAATTATTGCATATCCGGTGCCTGAGATTGGTGAGAAGTTTGAAGAAATTTTTGCCGAGACAGTCAAGATCAATACATTGGATTATACTTTATACCAGAATATGCAGCAGAAGATCATTGATGTATTAGATCAGGCTGAAAAAGTGCATATCACCGGTAAAAATGGTAATAAGACAGACCTCTATGTTTCTATCTGGCCATTAAAAGATGCCACAAAGGAATCTGCATTTGAAAACTGTGTGGCAGATGTCAACATCCCGGTAGGTGAAGTGTTTACTTCCCCGGTATTAAAAGGAACAACCGGAAAATTGTTTGTCAGTCAGGTTTATCTGAATGAACTGAAATACCTCAATCTCGAAATTGATTTTGAGGACGGAATGATCAGAGATTACACCTGCACAAACTTTGAAAAAGAGGAAGAGTGCAGAAAATATATCAAAGAGAATGTCTTAATGAATCATGAGACACTGCCAATGGGTGAGTTTGCGATCGGAACCAACACCACAGCTTACCGCATGGCAAGAGATTTTGATATTGCAGATAAATTGCCAATCCTGATCGCAGAAAAGACAGGACCTCACTTTGCAGTGGGAGATACCTGCTATTCCCACGAGGAGGACATGGTGACTTATAACCCGGATGGAAAACAGATCGTTGCAAGAGAAAACGATTTTTCAAAACTCCGCAGCGAGGATATGAGCAAGGCATATTTCAACTGTCATACAGATATTACCATTCCTTATGATGAGCTTGACAAGATTACAGTCATCCGTAAGGATGGAACGACAGAAGATATTATTTCCGATGGACGTTTTGTGCTCGCAGGAATCGAAGAACTGAATAAGCCGCTGGACCGCTAAACGGGAAAAATATAAAATTCTGGATACTGCCAAAATAATAGGATTATTTGACGGTGTCCGGAATTTTTATATTTGACAAAACAGTTGATAATTATGTAATAAGATTACAACAATATATAAATACATTTAATAAAACAAATAACAATTATTAATTGGACTTCTTAATTAAGATATATTATAATGAGCGCAAGAGAGAAAAATAATGACGATAGACAATTGCGAAACTCATGAAAATCTAAATTGAATTGTGAAAAATTAACAAAAGCTTGAGAAAACACTGGGGAGCGGTCGGTACTTAGAAGGCAGGTACGATGTCAATCGTGACTGGCTTCTTAGTACCGTTACCAGCGACACGTAGCGAGAGCGTGTTTTCGAAAATTTTGTTAATTTTGAACAATTGAAAGAAGAGTAGGATGAGTTTCGCAAACGCCTAAGTAATAACGACAAGAAAAGGAGACGAATATCATGGCAAAAGTTGGTATTGTAATGGGCAGTGACTCAGATATGCCGGTGATGGCAAAAGCAGCAGATATATTAGAAAAATTAGGAATCGATTACGAGATGACGATCATCTCAGCACACCGTGAACCGGATGTTTTCTTTGAGTATGCAAAATCGGCTGAGAGCAAAGGTTTTAAAGTCATCATTGCCGGAGCAGGAATGGCGGCGCATCTTCCAGGTATGTGCGCAGCAATTTTCCCAATGCCAGTCATTGGTATTCCGATGCATACCACTTCCTTAGGAGGAAGAGATTCCTTATATTCCATCGTGCAGATGCCGTCTGGTATTCCGGTAGCAACTGTAGCGATCAATGGTGGAGCAAATGCAGGACTTCTTGCAGCTAAAATCCTTGCAACTTCAGACGAAGCTTTGTTAGAGAGACTGAAAGCTTACTCCAAAGATCTGAAGGAGCAGGTTCAGGCAAAAGATGCAAGATTACAGGAAGTTGGATACAAGAACTACTAAAAAAGGAGAGAAAAAATGGATTACAAGAACGCAGGTGTAGATATTGAGGCTGGATATGAATCAGTGGAATTAATGAAAAAATATGTAAAGGAAACCATGCGTCCGGAAGTGTTAGGCGGACTCGGTGGATTTTCCGGTGCTTTCTCCATGGAAGCAGTCAAGGGAATGGAGGAGCCGGTACTTTTATCCGGCACAGACGGATGTGGAACAAAAGTAAAATTGGCATTTCTTTTGGACAAGCATGATACGATTGGTATTGACTGTGTTGCAATGTGTGTCAATGATGTTGCCTGCGCAGGTGGTGAACCATTATTTTTCTTAGATTATATCGCATGTGGCAAAAACTACCCGGAAAAAATCGCAACGATCGTAAGCGGTGTGGCAGAGGGCTGTAAGCAGTCCGGCTGTGCTCTGATCGGTGGCGAGACAGCAGAACATCCGGGACTGATGCCGGAAGATGAATACGATCTTGCTGGATTTACTGTAGGTGTGGTAGATAAAAAAGACATCATTACAGGAGAGAACTTAAAGGCTGGTGACGTGCTGATCGGTATGGCTTCCACAGGCGTACATTCCAACGGCTTTTCCCTTGTCAGAAAAATCTTTAAAATGGACAAAGAGACATTAAATACATATCACGAGGAACTCGGTAAGACATTGGGCGAAGCATTGCTTGCACCGACAAGAATTTATGTCAAGGCTTTGAAAAACGTGAAAGAAGCAGGTGTTCGGGTCAAGGCGTGCAGCCATATCACAGGTGGCGGTTTCTATGAGAACGTTCCTAGAATGTTACCGGAAGGCAAACATGCAGTCATCAAAAAAGACAGCTATGAAGTACCGGCTATCTTTAAAATGATGGAGAGAGAGGGAAATGTTGAGGAGCACATGATGTACAATACTTACAACATGGGCATTGGAATGATCGTTGCGGTTGATCCTGCGGATGTGGAGAAAACTATGGAAGCAATGCGTGCAGCCGGAGACACCCCATATGTGATCGGTGAGATCAAAGACGGCGAAAAAGGAGTAACTTTATGCTAAAAGTTGCAGTTTTAGTATCCGGCGGTGGTACGAACCTTCAGGCGATTTTAGATGCAATAGACAATGGAACGATCACCAATGCAAAAGTGGAAGTTGTGATCAGCAACAACAAAAATGCATACGCTTTAGAACGTGCGAAAAATCATGGGATCGAGGCTCTTTGCATTTCTCCGAAGGACTACGGGACAAGAGATGCGTTCAACAAAGCATTTCTGGAAAAATTAGATGACTGTCAACCGGATTTAATAGTTCTTGCTGGATTTTTGGTTGTGATCCCGAAGCAGATGATCGAAAAATACAGAAACCGTATCATCAATATCCATCCATCCCTGATCCCATCTTTCTGCGGAACCGGTTATTACGGACTGAAAGTCCATGAGGGTGTGCTATCCCGCGGTGTAAAAGTGACCGGAGCAACGGTACACTTTGTAGATGAGGGAACAGACACAGGTCCTATCATTTTACAGAAGGCAGTGGAAGTAGAGCAGGATGACACACCGGAAATCCTGCAGAGACGTGTCATGGAGCAGGCGGAGTGGATCATCATGCCGAAGGCGATCGATCTGATCGCAAACGGAAAAGTCTCTGTCGTAGATGGCAGAGTCCGAATTGACGAGAATAAGTAATAGCGAAACCGAAAGAAGAGTTTCGCCAATATTTCATAGAGAAGGAGAATCCGCATGAAAGTATTAGTAGTAGGAAGTGGCGGTCGTGAACATGCGATCTGCACCAGCGTTGCAAAAAGTCCGCGTGTAGATAAAATCTACTGTGCACCGGGTAATGCCGGAATTGCAGCACTCGCAGAGTGTGTGCCGATCGGTGCGATGGAATTTGATAAATTAGTTGCTTTTGCAAAAGAAAAAGAAATTGATTTTACAATTGTAGGAATGGATGATCCGTTAGTTGGCGGAATTGTGGACGTATTTGAGGCAGAGGGACTTAAAGTATTCGGTCCAAGAAAAAATGCGGCAATCTTAGAGGGCTCCAAGGCATTTTCCAAAGACCTTATGAAAAAATACAACATTCCGACTGCAGCATACGAAAATTTTACCGATCCGCAGGCGGCACTTGCTTATCTTGAGACAGCAAAAATGCCAATCGTTTTAAAAGCGGATGGACTGGCACTTGGAAAAGGTGTTTTAATTTGCAATACATTAGAGGAAGCAAAAGCCGGTGTCAAAGAGATCATGGAGGATAAGAAGTTCGGAACAGCAGGAAATACCATGGTCATCGAAGAGTTTATGACCGGACGTGAAGTGTCCGTTTTATCTTTTGTGGATGGAAAGACCATTAAGATTATGTCCTCCGCACAGGATCACAAACGTGCAAAAGACGGCGATCAGGGCTTAAATACCGGAGGAATGGGAAACTTTTCTCCAAGCCCATTCTATACAAAAGAAGTGGATGAGTTCTGTAAAAAATATATTTATCAGGCAACAGTCGATGCAATGGCGGCAGCGGGCAGACCATTTACAGGTGTTATTTTCTTTGGACTGATGCTGACAGCAGACGGACCGAGAGTGTTAGAGTATAATGCCAGATTTGGTGATCCGGAAGCACAGGTTGTTCTTCCAAGAATGAAAAATGATATCATTGATGTGATGGAAGCCTGCGTGGATGGAAAATTGGATACAATTGATCTCCAGTTTGAAGATAATGCGGCAGTCTGCGTTGTGCTCGCATCTGACGGTTATCCGGTGGCTTATGAAAAAGGATTTGAGATCACCGGACTTGAGAAGTTTGAGGGAAAAGAGGATTACTTCTGTTTCCATGCCGGAACAAAATTCAATGAGGCAGGAAAAATTGTGACCAACGGTGGACGTGTTCTTGGAATCACAGCGACAGGAGCCGATTTAAAAGAAGCGAGAAAAAAAGCCTACGAGGCAACCGAGTGGGTAAACTTCGCCAATAAATACATGCGTCATGACATCGGAAAAGCAATTGACGAGGCGTAATATTTTTTGAATTTAAAATCGTTCAGACCGGATGCATCGGTTTTCGGAAAGTTAGATGGAGTTCTTATGATTCGAAAACGCTGGAAAAGGTCTGAGCGGTTTTTTTTCTTATAGTAATGGAAATTCCGCGAAGTCTGAATTCTATTAGATTCAGAAAAGAAAGACGTGGAATAATTGATAAGTTTTAGAATGAAAATCGACAAGAGGTTATAAAGCCTCTGCCGATTTTCTTTTTTTATAGGAAACAGCAGAAAAGAAGAGCGTGCAGAGCGTAAAAACTCTGACACGCTTATTTTTTTACAACGAAAGAGAGGTACGGAGAATGGAAAGAGTGACATTTGAAGAGTATGAGGCAGCAAAAGCGGCAGTATTGTACGGGAAAGAATACGAAGAAACATCAAGCATGGAAAATAACGTCATTCATAAGCAGTATGTATGCAAGGACGGTAGCGGGATATTTTACGAAAGAACAGAGAACGGCGTAACAGAGTTTTGGAGTACAGAGTACAGCAAAAGCCGTATCTATGCAGACAAGGCAGACGAAAAAGTAGAATTAAGCGAAAACCGCAAGAAAGCAATAAAAAGGCTATATAAACTGGTTTATTGGTTCGCTGACGAGATGCTTAACGAAGAGGACGCAGAGAAGAGAGAGGCGGCAGAGTTTGAAGAGCAGCGAAAGAAAGAGCCGGATAAACTGCAAATTAGAGTAAGCGCACACGATAATAACGCAAGAGTTATGAAAGATTGCATAAGAGAGGCACGGAACGCAGCGGAATTTTTGAAAAGTGGAGAGAACGACGTAGAAGAATGGCAAATAGCAGGAATAAACGCAATGTTCGACCAGTGCAATGAAGAAAGAATTATACCGTATGATTTACCGACAGCTATAAAAGGGCTTTTGTGTATGCACATTCTTTGTAAGCCAGAGGCTGTAGCAGAAAAATGAGGAAAGGGGCGGCGGCAACGTCGCCCAAAGGAAAGGAGCATAGAGCATGGGAAAACGAAAATATAAGCGTCTGCATTATGAGGACAGGCAGACCATAGAGGCTATGAGTAAGCAGGGCAGCAGCGTAAGCGATATTGCAGAGGCGCTGGGAACACACAGGGACACTATTTATAGGGAGTTCAAACGCTGCAACGCCACACTGAAAACATACACAGCAGCAGCGGGGCAGCAGGCACTATAAGGAAAGGAGCGGTAAAGAATGAATAAGCAGAGGCGCAACAGAATTGCAGAGGCATTAGAACTGATAAGCCAAGCAAGGGACATTTTGGAAGAGGTAAAAGACGAAGAGCAGGAAAGCTACGAAAATCTGCCGGAGAGTTTGCAATATGGAGAACGTGGCGAGCAGATGCAGGAAAACGTAGATAGTTTTCTGGCGAAGTATACGGACGAACTGCCGGACACAGACGAACTGGACGGGGACAGCACCACAGGCAACGTAGAGGAACACAGGACACAGGAAAGATAAGAATAATAAGGACATAGCAGCAAAGAGCGCTTGCGGGACACCGCAGGCGCTTATTTTGTATGCGGAAAGGCAGGAAATATGAACATTAACAGAAAGATAAGTAAGTACAATTTCAATAAGGGCAGCGTTTCCAGAATTAAGTATATTGTTATTCATTATGTAGGCGCACTGGGCGGCGCAGAGGACAACTGCCGATATTATGGCGGCGGCAATAGAAATGCGTCGGCGCATTACTTTGTAGGATTTAACGGCGAGGTATGGCAGTGCGTAGAGGACGCTAATATAGCGTGGCATTGCGGAGCGTCGAGCTATAAGCACGCAGAGTGCCGAAACGCTAATAGTATCGGTATTGAAATGTGCGTAAGGAAGAAAAACACAAAGAGCATGGGCGCAACAGATAAAGACTGGTATTTTGAGGACGCAACAGTAGAGGCAGCGGCAGAGCTTACCCGTTACCTTATGAATAAATACGGCGTGCCTGCATCTCATGTAATCAGGCATTACGACGTAACGGGCAAGATTTGCCCTAACCCGTATGTATATAACACCAGCGCCCACACATGGGACGAGTTTAAGCGTAAAATCAGCGGACAGGCAGAAACACCGCAGGGCGGCAATGAAAAAACAATCTGGAATTTTCTTACAGGAAAGGGCTTAAATGCTTATGCCGTGGCTGGTATTATGGGTAATCTGTATGCTGAAAGCGGGCTTATGCCGAACAACTTACAGAACACCTATAACAATAAGCTGGGCAAGACGGACGCAGAATATACAGCAGCGGTGGATAATGGCAGCTATGGCAATTTTGTAAAGGACAGTGCAGGCTATGGGCTGGCGCAGTGGACGTATTGGAGCAGAAAGCAAGCGTTGCTTAATCATGCAAAACAGGCGGGCGTATCCATTGCAGACCTTAATATGCAGCTGGGCTTTTTATGGGAAGAATTGCAGGGATACACAGCAGTAATGGACGCACTGAAAAAGGCGGGCAGCGTGCGTGCTGCATCTGATGCCGTTCTTACTGGATATGAAAAGCCAGCAGACCAGAGCGAAACAATAAAGAAAAAGCGTGCAGAGTACGGCGAGGGATACTATAAAAAATATGCAGCAGGAAACGGTACAAAGTATTACAGAGTGCGCAAGAGCTGGACGGACGCAGCAAGCCAGCTGGGGGCGTTTACGTCGCTGGAAAATGCAAAGAGCGCTTGCAAGGCGGGTTATACTGTATATGATGATAACGGCAAAGCGGTATATACCGCAGCAGGGCAGCAGGCAAGCGCAGGCGTTCCGTTTAGCGTACAGGTAGATATTTTAGACCTTAATATCAGAACAGGAGCAGGCACGAACTATGCAAAGACGGGAGAAACCACAGGAAAGGGAGTATTTACCATTGTGGAAGTGAAAGCCGGACAGGGTGCAAGCGTTGGCTGGGGACGCTTGAAGAGTGGCGCAGGCTGGATTAGCTTAGATTATGCCACAAGATTAGCTTAAGTTTTCGAGGGTGGGCGGTTCACTGTCTGCCCTCTATTTTTTTGCAATTTTATAGCATTTTCCGCATAAAAGAATTGACAATATACCAAAGTTGGTATATAATAAAATCATGGAAAGGAGATAAGAACAAATAAGAGGCAAAGCCACTGGAAAGGAGAAACGGCACAATGGGTAAGAAAAAGAAACAAAAGAAAAAGCCTATCGAATGGCGAGACCTGACAATCAACGCATTGATAGACTTAATCATAGGCATAATACTTATCATAATCGGTAAGCACATAGGTTAGGGCGAAAGCCCTAACCGACAGGCGGGCGATAAGCCCGCCGCCTATAAAAAATATAACACAAACCCACAGCCGAGTAAAGAGTATGCTTTTGAAATTAGGAGTATTTTTAGTAGTAGTAGGACTGGTAAAGCTGATTATTGCTTTCATTTTGAGAGCAAAGGAAAAAGAGAGGTAAGGCATGAATTTAGGCGAGAACATAAGGAAAGCACGAAAAGCGGCGGGCGTTTCACAGTCAGAACTTGCGGAACGCCTGCAAGTCCACCAGAAAGATATAAGCAGGTGGGAGAACGGGGCGCACGCACCGACAATAGAAATGTTTGCGAAAATATGCAGAGAGCTTAACGCCTCTGCTGATGAAATTTTAGAATTGAAGTAGATACGAAAGCGAGGGCTTACTATGACAAAGAAAAAGGTAATTTTAGTGGCAGCGGCTGCATTATTTGCAGTAAGCGGTTTAACGGCGCTGCCGTCTGGAAATATAACAGGCGGGGTGGGCTGCATTGTGGTTGCGGCAGTATGCGCCTATTTTGGACTGAAAAAGAAAAGCGCAGGAAAAGAGAACGAAAACAGAACGCCTGCGCCTGCCGCTGCATCTGGTGGCAGAGTTTTAGATACAATCAGAACGAAAGTAGTAGGCGTGACGTTCAATAATGAGGACGGAGAAAACAGGCAGGATATTTTAAGCAGAATGTCTGGCAGTGAAGATATTACAGTAGAAAAGTATACATACAACGGAGAGCCTGCCGCATACGTAAAGTGGGGCGATAAGGTAATAGGCAATCTATCGGCAGAGCTGGCGGGGAACTTAGCGAGAAAGTACCCGAAAGCCCGCTACACCGCAGAAATACTGGAAATTTCTGGGGGGGGGTACAGACGTTCGGGTGCAATATAGAGCTTGACGTAATCGAGGACGCAACGCCCAGCGTAAGCCAGCATACGGGAGAAACTACAGTATATGTAGACCGTAGCAACAAAAAATACCATAGTAAGCCTAACTGTTCGGGAATGAAAAACCCAAAGAGCATACCGCTAAGCCAAGCAAAGAAGAAATACACCGCTTGTAAAAAGTGTTGTAAATAGGTAAAGGCATAAGCCGCAGACTTGTAAAAGAGTTTGCGGCTTTTCGTCGTATATGGGGAAAGAACAGGAACGAAAGAGAGGTAGCAGAAATGGCGAATAAGAAAGGCAGCCGACAGCTGACATGGACAGACCGTATAAGTATTGAGGCATTGAAAAAAGCAGGGCATAGCGTGATAGAGATAGCAGAACAGCTGGGCGTACACCGCAGCACTATATACAATGAGCTTAAGCGAGGGGAATATATGCACAGAAATAGCGACTATACAGAAACATTAAGTTATAGCCCAAACAAGGCACAAATGAAAGCAGAGGAAAATTTAAAGGCAAGGGGTACACAGCTTAAAATAGGAAACGATATTGCATACGCAAATTATATAGAGGATAAAATAGTAAATGAAGATTACAGCCCAGCTGCGGTACTGGGAGAATTGAAAGCACAGGGGAAAGAGGGGGAATTTTCCGTAACAGTATGCGTAACGACCTTATACAGCTACATTGATAAGGGTATTTTCCTTAAGCTGTCTAATAAGAATTTGCCAGTAAAGAAGAATAAGAAGAGAAATTATAAGAAAGTACAGAGGCAACAGAAAAGGGCGGCAGCAGGAGAGAGTATAGACAAACGCCCGAAAGAGATAGATACACGGGAAGAGTTCGGCAACTGGGAAATGGACAGCGTTTTAGGTAAGCGGGGAAAGTCAAAAAATACGTTGCTGGTACTGACAGAGCGGAAAACCAGAAACGAGATTATATTTAAACTGCCAGACCATACAGACGAGGCAGTAGTAGCGGCACTGGATAGATTAGAAAGAAAATGGGGCGCTGATATGTTTAAACGGGTATTTAAGACAATCACAGTAGACAACGGCAGCGAGTTTGCAGATGCAGAGGGCTTACAGCGTTCTATTATCAACGAGGGAGAAAAGCGGACAAAGGTATATTACTGCCACCCGTACAGCAGTTGGGAGCGTGGCACAAATGAGGTAACAAATAAGATGATACGCCGGAAGATACCGAAAGGCACAAATTTTGACGACAGGACAGAGGAAGAGGT